TCTTTTCGAGTAACGTAAGAAAATCTACTTACACCGTCTTGAATCAATAAGTCCCAATCTCGGTCACTTGACAGTAGCCAAATGTCTTCTAAACCATACTCTTCTTTTTGCTTTACAAGGTGGGCAGCAAGATCATCTGCCTCTACACCTTTGTATCGAAGTACTGTATAGCTTTCTGCTAGTAGTTCTAAAGTTTCTTCATACTCATCAAAGAAATCTATAAATGCTTGCTTCTCTGCTTCTGTTTGTGTAGCGTACTTATCTTTTCGATTCTGTTTGTACTCTGGCAATAAATCTTTGCGGTAGCTTGAAGAGCCCCAGTCTGCGGTGATAATAATCCTACCACATTTGTAAGAATTTGCTAGAGACTTAACTGTTTCTACGTACTGCTCACGAAAATCAGATCTGCCCTGATGCTTCCATCGAAAAGCTAAGTTTAGTGCATCCACAATCAAAACAGTAGTATCTTTACCACCAATTGCTTCATTAAAATTAAAAGCCACCTATCCACTCCGTCTTTTCAGATGCCAACCAAGTATCCATTAGTAATACGTAACAATTCAAAAATCTAATATACAGATATTCTTCTGTATTTTCTGGTTTATTCTCTGTTACTACAAATACCTTTGATCGGTCATATTTAAAAAATAGCATTGGCTTTTGATCGCCACCTGCTGCTTGTACTACAACTTTTTTCCACCATCTGATAAGATTATTTGTCTTTGGTTGTGTAAATATTTTATCAGTGAGGGCAGAGTCTTTGTAGTTCTTTACCTCTATACAGTAATGATTTCTTTGATTAGGGACATATAAGTCCCCTTTCAGGTATTCAAGAGCGCCCGAGGCAGGTACTCTCTCAAACTTCAGGCCTGTAGCTTCTCTCAACATGTCCCTTACTAGGTACTCGCCCCTTGCTCCCTTCGCTCTTGAGTCTACCATCTTCTTCCTCTGCTTCCTCTACGGATTCTGCTTTTATTTCTTTTTCTACTCTGATATGTCTCCACCACATTCTTCTGCGACCTGCACTCATTACTACTCCAATACGCTGATGTTGCCATCCTTAACTACCTCGATTTTTTCTAGGAGAGGATGTGACCAGCCATGTGATACTATATAAGTATTTAAGTCTTCCCTCAGTAAAACCTCTACTAGCTTCTCTCTGCCTTGATCATCGAGTACGTTAGTAACTTCATCTAAAAACAGTATATTGATTTTAGACTTTGAAATACTACTCATTAGCTTTCTAATTGCTATCAAAGTAGCTGTGTTTACTCTTGCAAGCTCACCAGAAGAAAGAGCTAGAATGTCTACTACGTTACCGTTATCAGTAATCTCTACGTTAAGTTTATCATTTGAAACAACAAACTCCAGAGTGAAGCGGCCATCTGAGAGTTCTGCTAAGTACTCATTTGCCATTTCTTCTAGTTCACCGACTAAGTTTTCAATCTTATATGCTAATAATCCGTTCGTACTAAAGGACTTCTTTAACACAGTAAGATTAGACTCTAGCTTACTATTTTCTTCCAATTTGGAGCTGTATTCCTCAAATTGAGCAATAAACTCGTCTGTCTGTTCTTGAATTACTTGTATACGAGTATTTAATCGTGTACGTCTTTCATTCTCTTCCGCATTTTCTTTCAGTTGTTTCTTTGCTGCTCGTAGTCTGTCCTGTACCGCAAATAGTTCGCTTTCCAACTGTGCCTGATCAAGTATAGTAGAAGGAAGTTCCTGTGAGTACGCCCGCAGTAAATCTTCCCAATCCTTACGAGCTTTATTATTACGCTCAAATTCAAGATTGTTTGCTTTAATTTGCTTAATCTTTGGGCCAATCGCCATAGCTTTAGCGTGAGCAGTATCTTTCTTAGCGCGCTCTACTTCAATCATTGCTTTCTCTTCCGAAACATCAATAGATTGTTTACAAGTAGGACACTCATCAGAAATTCGTTCTAATTTATCCAAAGTTCGTTGAGCACCCGTAGCGACTGCTTGCAAAGAGCCTAATTCTGACTGTAATTCGTCATAGGATTCATACTGTGTAATAGTAGAACCCTGGATAGATGCAATATCTATCTGCTCTAGCATCTTTTTGTATTGATTATTGGTAGAGATTTTTTTATTTTTTTCGGAAATATTTTCAATTTCTATCGTCAAAGAGCTTAAAGACTTCTGATCTTCCGATGTATCAATTTGTAAATCCAACATGGGTAGTATATTGGTATTACTCAATTTATTATCTTCTAACCACTTTTCAACTGTTGCAAGTTTCCCTGCTATCGTAGAAGATACTGATGTTACTTCCCTAGAGGCGCTTTTAAATATTTCAAACAACTCAACGTACTTCTCCAAGTGCAATAGATCAATAAGAAACTTCTTACGATTTGCATCGGTAGCAGTCAAGAACTGTAAGCTCGCATTAGTATTTTGATATACTAACTGCGAAAAGGTTTTAAAGTCTACTCCAAGAACTTCCTGCAAAGTTTTATAGGTATTAGTAGCCGTATGGCTAGATATATCAGTACCATTCTTTTCCAGTTTTACTTTAATGTTTGTTTTTCTATTGATTGTAATTGCATACTTATCCTCATCTTTAGTAAAAGAAAGATAAATATTGTATCCGTCATTGATATAACGATTAGGAATGTCTGCTTTCTTAATACCTTTAGAGTTCTTGTTATACAGAGCTTCCTCAATAATTAACGGTATGGAGGACTTCCCCATACCGTTAGTGCCAAGGATTTGTGTAACAGTATTATCATCTAATTGTAATTCATTACCAGAACCATAACTAAAGCAGTTATCCCATTTCAACGTTTGTAGTGTAATCATTGTATGTTCCTATGATGTCTGGTATTTTATCAGTATTAATTTCAAGTATGTAGGTTAAGTACTCTGCTAGCTCGTCTTGTACGGACATATCTTTATCCATTATCAAGGAGGCTTCTGACTTTCGTACTACTACTTTCTTATCTAGCAGCTCTGAGTTCTTTACGTTTGCTAAATCTTGTATGTCGCCTTCTACTTCGTATATCGTGTGATCAAAATCAGTAGGTAACATATCGGCTTCGTCTGTTACTGTCTTTCTTATAAGTTGTGGTAGATTAAATTCTTCCCACATCCAGCTCCAGTCTCTTTCGTTAATTAGCAAATATCCAGTTTTTACCTTGCTTCTATGAAAGGATGTGGTCATAGGACTGCCTGGATATACTATATTTTTTTGTGTGTTACTGTGAGAGTGCAAGTCTCCTGCAAACACAACAGGGAAGTCTTCAAACAAGTCTAAGTCAACTTCCGGTTTTACGTGCGGTGGTATCTCTCCTCGAACGTGAGTAAATAAAGGCTGCGTCGTATCAAAGTGATCAATGCTACCCTTCTTGTGTAGATCTGCATAAGGCAGTATGCCATAGCCTAAATCTGCGTCAATGTAGGATATATCTACTACATTGATAAGAGGGTTAATATCTCTGGAAACTTGCTTTAGCTGAGTAAAGAATGTTTTGTTCTTCTTAGTAGCTTCATGGTTTCCATCATAGATAATTGTTGGAATCGTTACTCCACGAATAAATCTGAAGTAAAGTTCCAACTCTTCCATATTCGGAAGACGATCAAAGAGATCGCCTCCGATTATGTGCATATTACATTCTTTTTCTAGTGCATACACTTGGTCAAAGAACATTTGATAACGGTTTGTAGCCCACTTAACTGGGACATTTTTCTGTCCCAGTTTGATGTGCCAATCAGCCGTAAATAATATCATCCTACGTTGAACTCAGCATCAAGTGCTTCGTCATCAGTCTCGTTACCATGGTTACGAACACGATCTAACAGCTCTTTCTGAGCGTCAGCAGTTGGACGAGGCATAACGTCATCCATAGACTTCAGATCAGCAATAGAAGCAAGTTCGTCTTCGGTAAGAGCACGAGGCTTGCACTTCAATGCTTGGAGTTGGTACTCTACGTTGTAAGGTAGTGGGCCAGTCTTAACACGCTTGAAAGAAATATCCCAACCAGTGTTAACATCAGTAGGGTCACCTAAGTCTTCTGCTGCAGTGATGATTTGCTCCCACAACTTCTTTTTAAGGTTTGCTACTTTGACTTTGCCGTCGCTTGGGTCAATTACTTGACAAGCGTAGCTCCAGCCGCATTTCAGATCAGGATAGTACTCTCGTACCCAGTCTTGTTCTTTGTTATTGAATCGCTCAGAGTTTCTATCAAAAGATAGACACTCCATAGGAATGTTTTTGTCGTTCTCACCGTTAATCCAGTATACATAACGTGCAAGAATGTCGCCAACTACGCGCATTTTGTTGTCACCGTCTTTGTACTGAAAAGTTGAGATTGAGGATTTTTGGGCTCCGCCCGTCTGCTTGTTAAATGATAATGCCATTAGTGTATAGTCTCCAGTGTGACTTCTTCATAGATTAACGTTATTTCGTCTTGTAGTACTATGAGTAGCCTGTTGTCTTTGATTTCGTCAAGAGGCACAGGACAATGCAGTGCGTCTAACGTAGTTTTTTGTGTAGCTATATAGTCTGCCGTACTTCGTAAAGAAGCTAAGGCATAGTAAATAGCCAGTTCTTTTTGTGTATACTTATATGCGTGGTGTAAAAGAAATTCTCCATGTAAAAGAAAACTATCTCCCGTAAAGTCTTTACCGGAGTATTTATAAATAGGGTCAAACTTGTTGCGAGGTACTTGTTGCTTTATTAGCATTTCCATTATCGTGGTGCAAGTCGCAATATTCCCGTTTGCCGTATCAAAAACCTTTTTCCAATCAAATAAGAGCATAATTATACTATCTTTTAACCAAGTTGTCAAGAATTATTTTTTTAAAGGTATTTCATGTTCCAACCTTGTTTCATATAGAACCCAACACGATTGGAGGCTTGTTTTCGAGCCGTATTACCTCTCAAGTGTATGTCTATTATAACAGGATCTATTTTACCTTCCTTTTTGCGAATCACTCGTCCCACAAGTTGCGTGAGTAGTGGTTCATTATTCACAGGCGTAGCAAGTATTAAGCAGCTTAGTGTGTCAACTGATATACCTTCTGAGAAAATTGCCTGCGTTCCGTAGAGAACATTTGCATCCCCGTAGAGTATTTCATCTACGAGTGTCTCTCTATCTTCATGAGAAACATCGCCTGTTACACATACTGCTTTATCTCCAGTAAGTTCTGCACAGGCTTTAAGAAAACTCACTCTGTCACTTACTACTAGAACTTTATGCCCCTTTGCGGCGTAGGCCGCAGCAAGCATTGCTATTGTATGTCTGTATTCTTCATCATTAGATAGAGCTGATACTCTGTTTGCCCAAGGTATTCTAGCACCATCCATAAACCTTATTTCAGAATGCACTAGATGTATCTCGGGGGTCATATAGTTTTCTTTGGGCGGCTTGAAGAGAGTGTTACCAAAGTAATCTCTGAATACAACGTGTTTTCCGTCCTTTCTTTCTATAGTTCCTGATAGTCCGATCTTATATCGGCAATAGTTTGTATCGAGAATTTTACTAAAGGTCGGACTACTAACATGGTGCATTTCATCTAATATGATAGTGCCAAACTCTTTACGAATCTTGTCTATGTTTCGGTACAAACTCTGTGTATTCCCAATAACGATAGGAGCATCAAGTTCAAATCTTCCACTTCCAATGATTCCAGCTGTGATTCCAAATACTTTTTCTACTTCCTTAGCCCACTGATTACGCAAAGCGACAGTATGGGTAACAACAAGTGTTTTTTGACCTAATTTACCTGCGATTGCAAGACCTGTAAAAGTCTTTCCCCAACTGACCCATGCGTTGATTATAGCGTTGTCTTCGATTGCGTCATATACGTCTTGCTGACTCTTTCGTAGCTCAAACTTAAACTCAGGAAAGTCCACAGGCTTATTAATCCGCCGATCAACAATTTCATAGTGCTCAGGGATCAAATCCGTGCGCCCTATAGGTAAGGATACGAGGCCATTACGAATAATGCCCATATTCTTGATCATCTCAGGCGGATCTAAAGGATTGTGCGTAGGGATAGCATAGGTAAGCTCTTTATCGATCTTATCCTGCAATTCAGCGGTGCAATCCATGTAAATTCTGTGGCTTATAACTGCTTTCATAGGTTTAATTCATTTTTTGCTATAATATAGTTTTTAACAAAGTCACTTCGTACAATATCTTCTACTTCAAACTCAATAAAGTCGAAATCACCCATACGCTTTAGGACTTGCATAAAATCCTGCAGCCCATTCTGTTTAAGATCAGCCTGTCGAAAGTCTCCGCAGAAAATAACTCTACAATTACGTCCCATACGGGTTATAATTGAATCTAATTCGTGGAATGACATATTCTGACACTCGTCAATAAGAACTACTGCATCTTTGAGCGTAATACCTCGAATAAACGAAGTTGTCATAAAATGTACTAGACTTTTCTGCTTTAGTATCTCATAAGCATCCCCTCTGCCGAACAGTTCGATAGCAATTTCTCTATAGGGCTCTTCGTATACTGAGGACTTCTCTTTCTCCGTGCCAGGAAGAAAACCAATATCTCTTGTAGGCACAGCACTACGAATAATTACTAGCTGTTCGTAGTTCTGCTTAGACATATCGTCAAATGCTAAGTAACTCGATATGAACGTCTTACCTGTTCCTGCTAAACCATGCAAAATCAGGTGTTTATTAGAATCAAAAGCTCTAAGTTGGTTTCTGGTTAAGGGTTCAATCTCTAGTAGTTCGAGACTAGCGCCGGCCAGCGTTCTTCGTTTTTTAGCCATAATTTATACTTTTTTTCTGGTATCTTTGAGTTTCGTTTCTGAATACTCGTAAAGCACCCATGGCAGCCCATGCAAGTGCAGAACCCCAGCCCAAGTATATCCATCCTCGGGAGGGCGTGGTACGGTAAAAGGACTGTTATGACCCCTTATCCATATTAGTGAGGCAGTATCTTTCTGCTGCACTTTCTTAATTTTCAAGTACTTTAACTGCGCAAAGCGTCGTTTTTCGTACATAAAAGGTTTACCGGCATTATCTATAAAATGTCTAGTACGTTGCTTTAGTATCCCATTGTACGAAGAAATCATTTTCTTTAAAGGGAAAAGGTCTTTATGAGGTGTCTGCATACGCCTAGCACCTAAAGTTTTTCCTTCTTGGTTTTTATCGTCTAGTACCTGATCTTCAATCAGAAGTAAACCATCCTGTATTTCCCAAAGTCCCGAAGGCAATAAGAATACAGGATACTCTACAATTTTTCTGATATTATGATATGTGATCACCATACATTTTCTCGAATTTGCCGCCTGAGTAGTCCTGGTGGACGATTTCAAAGTCACAACCAACTGGAGTACCGGGAATAGATAAACCTCTGTCCATCTGAACAAAATGTGCGAGTTTAACCATGTACTCATCTACTTCTTCATCTGGTACTTCTGCTAGAATAGAATCGTGTACAAGTGCAAAGATACGTGCTTTCTTACCATTTGCTTTAATCCACGAGTTCATGTCAATAGCGCCTAATAAGTTAATATCAGAAGCAACAGACTGCACCAGAAAATTAAGACCAGACCTAACGCTATGGCTCTGGATGCCTTTGTCTGTCGATGCGACATTGGGTAATCTCCTTTTTCTACCGAAGTAGCTGTAAATAAATCCATTTTGCATAATGAACTTTTGGTTTTCTTCAATCCACGACTTCAGTCTATGGAACTCTTTAAAATAGTCCTCAATTACTTCTTGTGCATCCTGTCGAGAGAAAGGCTTACCACTATCCTTAGTAACTTGTTCACTAATCTTATTTGCACCAGCACCGTACATAATACCAAAGGTTACTGCTTTAGCAGCCTGTCTTTGCATACTATATAGCTCTGCCACTTCACTAACATCGCAGGGCAGTTTAAATACTTTATGTGCAATTGCTGAGTGAAAGTTTCCGCCGGAACGGAATACATCCATCAGTGCTGTATCCTTTGCAAGAATTGCTGCAACATATACCTCTGCTGTAGTCAAATCCATTGCTACAATTTTGTGCCCTGGTGCTGCTTTGATGCAGCCTTTTACAATAGGGTTATCCCGAGGAAGCTGCTGCATATTAAGTTTACCACTAGAACTAAGACGCCCAGAAGTTGTAGTATGTAAGTTGAAGCCTGTACGTAGTCTACTATCTCTATCCAACTGCGGAAAGATTTTGTCCAGATAAGTATTTTTAATTTTGGACTTTTGTCGAATAGCAAGAATGAGGGCGGGTACTTCTGATTGGCCTGCCAGTTCTCCAAGAACTTCTGCATCTGTGCTGTTTGCACCTGTACCAGTCTTTTTTCCAGTAGGAGTAAGACCAATGAAATCAAACAATAGGCTACGAAGCTGAACAGTACTATTAGGATTAAAGTCTTTTCCATTAATTGTCTCAAATTTACTAATAGCAGGGTGCTTGTATAGCTCCGCTACTGCTTCGTCAATCTGCTCCTGCATAAGAGATTGGCCCTTCAACAGACGCGTCTTATCAAAAGGTACGCCGTTGTCTTGAATGTCTGTTAAAAAACGACAACCAGGAATAAGGATATTATCGTATACTTTTTTAAGACGTTTATTTTGCTTAATCTTTATAAATTTCTCGTAGAGCAGGAAAGTACAAGCAGCATCCATACCCGCATAGAGTTTCATAATGTCAAAAGGAATATCGCCCCAATTGAACTCACTTTTAAGAATACCATGCTCCTTTCGGTACTGAGCCATCCAGTCGTACATACCTTTCTCATAATCACCGTAAGGAGTATATTTCATAGACAAGGCTTTCAATCCATGAGTACCTGGATTCTCGTCAATAAGATAATGCAGAAGCATAGTATCTTCAAAGCGTGGGAAGTTAAAGTTGAAATGGTACTCAAAGAATGCCATATCAAACTTAGCATTATGAAATACTACTATCTTTTTATCGAATAGTTCTTGTAAGAGTGCTTCTGTTGTTTCGTCAAAGCACTCTGTATCTATATATGCTCCGCGATCAGCTTCATAAGACAAACTGAGGCCAAGCATATGCCCATCACGTGGGTAAAGTCCTGTTGTTTCCGAGTCAAGAGCAATGTAATCAAGAGGAGCGGCGATAGCAGCGCGTATGAAATCATTGCACTCCTCCGTATCTTGGATGCCCCAAGCATTGTATTCTGTGATAATTGTGTCTTGCTTGTTTCCAGTAATGTACTCGGTAATGCTCTGCTTAGAGTCATCCCAGGTACGCTGCGCTTCTGGTTTAAATGCAAGCATGGCAGGGTTAATGACAGGTAGGAATTTTTCCTCTACTTTCTTACCAGAATATTCGGTGACTGAGTTGAGAGGTGTGAAGTATTTAAGTGCATCACTACCTACGAGAATAATCCAGTCATATGCGTCAATATCAATCTCGATATCGCAGTCTCGTTTTAGTACTTTTTTAAGGTTCGGGTCAGAGCAGAGCTGATATTGATCAAACTCGAACTCATCGTCAAACTCTTTCTTAAAATTTGTTCTACTTGGTTTCGTTTCTACTAATGCAACTTTAGGCATATAATTTTCTCTTTAATGTTTGTACTGATTTTAAGGGTAGTGCACCAGGGTCTGTGTCCTTTAGCCCTACATTTCGTGATGTCAAGCCTACTCGCTCTACCATCTCTTTTACTTCTTTAGCGGCATCCTGCCCTGCGGTATCTCCATCGAAGAAAATTATTACCTCCTCTACACCTTGTATCGAAAGCATTCGCAATTTATCTTCATTTATGTTCTTTGTTCCAAAGGTACAAACTGCGTTAGTTAGTCCTTTATCATGTAAATTTACCATATCATATATACCTTCTACTAAGATAATGGAACCTTGTATCGGCTCTACTATAGGGTATAGAGGTAGCTTTGCACCCGCAGGCGAGATCATGTACTTAGGTGTACCGCCTGTAGTGTGACGGCCATTAAAGGACACAATACGCCCTGATATATCTCGTACAGGGAACACAATGCGACCAATATGGTCAGTGTCGTGGTGTTGGAACGCTTCAAATCTTTTATAGGTCTCTGGTTTAATATCTCTCCAGTTGCCTACATATGGTACACTACCTTTAGGAAACGACAAACCAACCGACTCAGACCTTTTTTCTCTAATACGTTTTTTGAGTAGCTCTCGTCTTAGTTGTAATTGGTTTGCCTTTTCGCCAAAGTGTGTAAAAATGTTGCCTTTGTATCCGCATGAGAAACAGTTAAATATACCTGTGATTTTGTCAATGCGCATACTAGGACTGCTGTCTGCGTGTTCAGGATTTAGACAGGTAACAATAGCATCTGCACCTTTCGGTACAAAGTATACTTGTCTTGATACTAATAGTTCTTCTACTGTCAACGTCCAATATCCTTAATATTTTCTTTACTGATTACTTGGTACGCGCCCTTGTTATATGCAGGGGCTACGGTGAAGTCTGCACCGGCAGTGTAACTACGGTCTACAGCTTCGCAAGATCCGCCCATATGTAAGGCAGAGCTATAATGTTTGGTGTCTCTACGATAGGTATCGGAGACTTCCATAGGTTCAAACTTGGGGGTGTATCGTTTAGACTTAGGCAAAGGCTTTCGCTTCCTGCCTGAGTAAGAGTGTCGTAAACTACCGAATGTAAGTGCCATTTGCTTTCTCCCTTCAAAGTATCCGTATATTATACGCAAGAAGAGATAAAAAGTCAAGAAATATTTTTATATATCATCAATGGATTCGCCAGTCTTGTGCGAGGAATCGTCTTTCTCTTGCGGAGTCATAGCAGTATCAGGGCCAATCTTTAGGCTATCCCAATCTACTGTAGAAGTAAACGATTTCATAGAAGCAGAGCGCATCTTTACACAATTGAATGTAATACATTCGTCTTCGTGATCCCACGTTTCTAAGGTATATGCAGCATCTGCAGCATCAAGAATACCTTTAGCGAATCGTGCTTCACCAGTTGCGTCTGTTTGATATGGAGATACGACAGTGCAGTCATACTCCTGTGCCATTGACTTCAATGCTTTACTTACTTCGATCTGTTCTGTCCAATCATATTGACCACCACGAGATGGAAGACTCGACCGCTTTACCTGATTAATATAGTCTACGATAATGACACCAACATTCAGAGCTTTGACTTTTTTGTCTAGCTCGGCACGAATTTTGGAGAGAGTAAGAGACGCATCATACACGATGTCCAGCTGTTGAGTCGGGAGGAGCTCACAGGTGTTCTTCAGTGATGTATGCAACTTATTAAAGTCACGATGTATTCTATATTCCTTCAAGCGGTCTTGTCCATCAACATAACGATTTGCCCACCATGTAGCTACTTTTTCCCACTCGGCAAGACTCAGGTTTTGAGTACGTAGACGAGAGAAAGGAACTTCGGTAGCAATGGAACAACATCGTTGAAGGATAGAACGGCTATCCATTTCAATAGTGAAATACATAGCCGATTTACCTGAAGCATATACTGCATTAGCAATATTAGCACATATTACAGATTTACCAGCACCTCGTTTACCACCGAACATAACAAGGTCTCTGGGTGAGAACTGTATTTCGTAGTCGTACTCTTGATTGAGTCCCAAGGGTATATATCTGGCTAAATCTTCTTCTGGCTCGAACAGTTCAATACGTTGCATACTTTCCTGCGGATCTTCCAAATCAACCTTGTCTTCGACATCGAGTACGATTTGGTGAAGATGATTAACAGACTCCTGAGCATTTTCAAATGCAACAGAATTCTCAATATAATCTTCTAGCGAGTCCAGAATTTCTTTTTGAGTGTATTCGTTCTTCAGATACTCAAGAAGCATATGAGGATCGGCATCGACCTCAATAGCTTCTACTGCGTACAGTTTTTCACGAGTAGCTGAATCACGAATCTCAAACTTTAGATCCTCAATCGTTGGCATTTTATGGAATGCTTCGCAATGCTTATCAATAATCTTATACAGACTATGATACTCGGATGCGAAATAATGCTTATGCGCTACACTCCAGGTCTGAAAGTCCTGTAGCGTAAGCACTTGCTTAATAAGCGCACTAGCAATATTCAATGAAAGTCTCCCGATTTCAAATCTAAAATATAGGGCAGACCCCGTAGAGCCTGCCCTTTAAACTAATAAAGATTAAGCTGAGGCTTTTTCTTTCTTAGATGCGCCATCGTAGTCTGCGGCTGAAAGGCCACGACGAGTGAGCATAGTCTTAACGCCACGGGCGGTCTTACCAATTTGCTCTGCGATAGCTTCGACAGTCTGGCTACCAATGTCAGTGATTCCGGCCAATGGATCTTCTTTAGAAGCGCCTTTGGTAGTCTCTTGACGTGGGATAGCGTCGATGTCGCCTGAACGAAGAAGGCTCAGAGCCTTGCCACGAACAGAGTTTACTGAACGATCAAGTGCAGTAGCAATTGCTTCTACAAAAGCGCCATCTTGTACCATAGATACAAAAGTTACTTCTTCAGCTTCAGAGTACGTGCGTACTGCTTCAACTTTAGGAGCTGGCTTAACGTGACCAGTCAGTTCCATAGACAAAATCTTGCCTTGGATTGACTTAGCAGAAAAGTGACCATCTTCGAAATGACCAGCGATTTCAGCATAAGTATACTCGCCGCTATTGTCTGAGACAAAAGCTGCAAGGGTTGCTTCTTGTGCATCGGTAAACGCACGAGTAGCTCCGGCAGAAGCCAGCTCTACGTCATGACCCATCTTGCGCAATTTGCTAGAGATAGAACGAGTAGAGGTTTCAAGCTGAACAGCTGCTTCCGCAACAGTAGCTTGGGATACGGGGCTTTCGCCACCGACAAATTCAGTTAGTTGAGCTGTACGCTCATCAGTCCACTTAGGTAGTGCCATTATATTATTCTCCGGTAAGAATTTTAAGGTTAGTTACAATTTGAACGCCAGCATCTCTGGCCTTCTTAGTTTTTGCGGATTCAATCCCGCTTTCGTTTACTAGGATGGTTACATCCTTAGTGAAACTAGATTTTACATTAAGTCCTGCTGCTTCCAAGGCTGCATGAGCCTCTGCTTTGGTTTTGTAGCTTATCAACTTGCCTGTGATACAGACAGTGTTGACTGACGTATTAACAGGTTTGTTCTCAGCTCTTACAAATTTAAAGCTAAATGGGAGCATACTCACTCGATAAAATTCCATCTCTAGCCAATGTAAAAGGTTGGCTGTAGATTTCTCACCAAGACCTGCTTCGCGGCATATATCGTAGTCTATTTCATCTATATCAATGCAAACTTTTGATAGTTTATCCGCTGCTGTCTTCCCGATAAGAGGAATGCTAAACGCTGGTAATAATACGTTTAGAGGAGCACCCGTGGAGCGTTGCAACTCATCTACTAACTTTGTTGCTAGTTTCTCAGAATCCAAGGCTTCTTCTATGTCGAGTGCGTCTAGTTCATAAATCTCTTCTAGAGAGCGTATGTCTAGCTTAGCTATTGACTTAGGGCCGAGGCCTTTGATCTTGAGAGTCTTTGCAAAGTGTTCGATAAGTTTTGCAACTTTCTCACCACAATAGGTGTTTCTACAATACAGAAGATGATTTACATTTTCTAAGACTGAGCTACAAGATGGACAAGTAGTTGGGGCTTCGATTATGCTCATCGTGATTCCTCTGAAATTGAATACGTATTATACGGAGTTTTAAGGTTATTGTCAAGAACTATTTTTTTCAAGGTAGCAATCAATCTAACCGCCTCACGACGCGAGGTATGATTTCACCAGAACGTATAACCTCTACTTTACAACCTAACTCCAAATTAAGATCGCGGATATACTCAATATTATGTAGAGTAGCTCTCGATACTGTAGCTTCACCTATAATACAAGGCTCTAATATAGCTACGGGACTGACAACACCGCTTTTACCCAACTGCCATACTACCTCCAACAGCGTGGTCTCCACTCCAGCTATTTGCTCTTTCAAAGCAAAAGCGCCTCGTGGGTGTTTAGCAGTGTAACCTAGGCTCTTAAAAGTTTTGTACGAATCTACACGATAGACAATGCCATCTGTAGGGTAGGCACTAGCATCAAACTTATTAACTGTATTGAAGCCTTGAGTGTTTAGAGCACCCATTGCCTCTCTCCAGGTACTATTGTTTTCGCCTTGAACATCATAAGCTACAAAAGTTAAGGGTCGAGAACGAAACTCTTCCATAGACTTTAAGTTTAGTGACCCCGAAGCGAAGTTACGAGAGTTAGGAACACTGCTTGGAGCAATTACCTCACCAGTGATTTGAACAACACCCAAGTACTTAATTGTATTAGGTACTAGATGTTGCATCTTATCTGTGATGTCTCTACCATGGATGCCGTCACCTCTGGTTAAACCCAGTTGTAATTCGCCACCTATGTATAGAATAGATACTGCTGCTCCATCTAATTTAGGAGTTCTCACGTAGCCGTCTAGTGCTGGAGCTTTGGTAATATCAAAAAACTTCTGCAACGAATACATTTGATATGTATGTGGCACTGCATCAGTAACCTCATACCCAACTGTATTGTAGTTATGCTTTTCTGCTAGAAGGTCGAACTCCGCATCTGAAAGAAGTGGAGTACCTTCGTAATATAACTTACTTGCTCTGTCTAAAAATGCTCGCATATTGTTTTCCTAAATAAGAAAAGATATTATACGTACTTTAACCAAGATTGTCAAGAACTATTTATACAGATCCTGGATAAGGTCTGAGAAATGTTCTTCTATCAAGCTCTTAGATTCCGCTAGAGATAATATCTCTATTAGACCTGCAAACATCTCTCTTGAGTTAGAAAGATCTAAGGGCATAGCTACTCCTTCAGGGGTAGGCTTCCACTCTTCGTCAAAGTCCATATAATACTTTCGTAGGTGCATATATTCTATGCCCCGGAAAGTGTTGATGGTAAGTCTTATCTGTATTTCTTTAACTTCATCATAATGTATAACACGAGAGTACGCTTCAGGAGCCTGGTGTAAGTCCATTATGTTCTGCCTTCATTCTTTAAAATGGAGGCAAGAGGAACCACACTAGACACGTTCGAAGGTCTCAGTAAACGGTATGAATCAGTATCCCAGCAGAAGAAAAGGAGGGTATCCTCAGTTTCAGTTGCTCTATTCTTCTTTTTCTGAATATAGGGAGTTGAAAAATCTAAGGTACAAACATTGTACTTTAGCTTTTTGGAGTGCTCGCTACGATAAGTAATAACGGCATCCCCATAAGAGCGCACTAACTGCGCTAGTTCTTGCTTTTTCACTATAAGTTTCCTTCTGGTAGTAGTTTAGCAATCATTATTACTATGTACTTACTCAGAGGTTATTTATAAGAGATGCAAAAAAGCCCCGCTAGACGAATCTAGCAGGGCGATAGTTACTACTAACCTTCGTCAGAAAGTAGGGTAGTAAAGTACTGAGCGGCTTTACCAGTCAACTTAGAGATAATCTCTTCATCAACAGCTTTACCTGCATCAGTGATAGCAGCGGTGAGGGCTTCTTGAGCTGCTGCTTTGGAGACACGAGTGCCGCCTGTAGCTGCACCGGTAGAAGCGGTTTTTGCTGCTGGGGTTTTCTTAACGTAGACGCCAGCCTTTGTTAAAATCATGCGAACACCGTTTGGTGATTCGTCGAGTTCTTCTGCAATATCTTTTACGATCTCCATAGATGTTTCTGGAGTTGGTTCTGCTGCTTCATAAAGGCGTACTGCCTCTGCTTTCTTATCGTCATCCCAAGCCACTTTTCGGCTCCTTCTGTTAGGGTTTTTGTTTCCTGGGCAATCGCCCAGAGTTTTGAGTTGTTGTTCGTAGAATCTTTGTCCCATACATTCCTCGATTTCAGAATGGATATTATACGGGAATTTAAGGAGGCCGTCAAGAACTATTTTTTACAACCTCTCCAAATTTACGCCGTACTTTTTCAAGTGTTCCAGTTTCGCAAGCTCACAAGCAGGTGCATATGCGTGAAAGCCTCCAGAAGTTACGCTACTAAAGAAAGTATCTTCACTGTCTACTTTCTGAACTACGTAAATCTGGTAGCAAGGAGAGGCATACTTACTTTCATAGTCTGTATTACCAAGACCTTTTTTACTGGCTTGATACTCAGCAGTCAGGCGCGTACCGATTCTTACAGCACTATGATAAGTTGCTGACCAAGCGATCTCTCCTGGGGTGAAGTCTTCAGATACGCACTCATCTGGAAAGTAGTCTACTTGTCGTTTTTCTTCTTTTGAGTTAGGGCGTTGTGGGACTCCAACTGTTTCAAGTATTTGTCGCACGAATCCTGTGCTTCGAAAAAGGCGTTTCGATATGTCCGTAACAGTCTCGCCTTGCAAGTAATCAGTAACTGCCTCGCAAATTTCTGAATCCTTTGCAGGACGGCCTCGATTTTGTGCTTTCCTTGTTTTAACATACGCTTTCTGCTCTAAATAGCCATCTATAATTGCATTCAATCTTGTAGTATTGTATGCAATGTTTAGTATTTCACAGGCTTCCTTTTTAGTTATCGCTTTTTTGGTATTGGAGCCACTTTGGGTTGAACTGTCCGGGTTTAAAAGTGCTATCACCTTCTCGATGTTCTTGTTCGTTAGGTTCTCGTAATCCTTCTTCTTCACTCTTGCCATTTTCTAACTCCAATTCTAATTTAAACATTAAACAGCAGATAGCGTGTGCTAAATGCGAGTAATTTGTTTCTTCGTCTTTTAGTTCACCATCAAGGTGTGCGAATATGTGCCGAAGTGCACCACCGCTGTATCTGTTCTGAAGATTGTCTAAGTATCGCCAGTTGTCTTCATCATATTTTTGTGCGCCAAAAGTCAGTACCTTAGCTACTTCGACTGTAGCTTTGGGAGGCAGAAGATACATCTTCGGCTTCTCACTATCAAACTTTCTGCCCTCATCACTCATGCACAAACTCCTTAATCATAGGAAACACATCGTTAATGGCATAAGCGCATTGACGAGCAATATCCATATGCTCCTGTTGAGTACCTGGTGTAGTTCGTACATCAATGTAGTGCATCCAAGATCGTACTGTACCATTCATATACATACGAGTTTTAGTAAGACCCTCTGGCAATACTGCACGAGCTTGCTCTTTCGCAATGCCATTCGCTAAAGCCCAGCGATATGCTGCGTCTGCTGCTTCTAATACGCGCTTCTGTTGGTTTACCCAGTGTCCCTGAAGTAGTTTGTGTCCATCCATTTCTGGATCAAGTGTCAAACTATTCTGACGATTATTCTCATCCTGAATTCGTGCTTCTCTTAGCTCGAACGGATAGCCCATCGCCGCAGGGTCGGCGTAGCGTTGGCTGAACTCCTGAAAAGAGAAACTACGGTGACGTAGAATCTGCTTTGCGATATCACGAGTTGTATTAATCTCTAAGCATATAGAAGCCATTTCGAATGGTGACCAGTGTTTATGCTTTACGAGATAACCTACCAGCTTTTCAGAAGTTTCTTTGTTGTGCTGGTTGCTTGGATTCGACACTCTTGCCATCATTGCAATATCTTCTAAGAGATTAGAGTCAGACGAAGATGTCGATATAAGTTTTACTTTTGTCATTCGAATTTGTTCCCTTTCTTTAAATTTTCTTCGGCAGTTAGATACTGCAAATTTGTTTCTACGTGGAGACCAGACACCCTTTCTCCTTGTAGAGGAATAATATGGTCTACGTGGTACCCCTCTGGGCAGTTCGCATAGACTTCTTTAATTTTTTCAAGGTCTGCCCAAGAAGGAGTTCTTTGTAGCTTAGCTCCTCTATATTTTGCACAGTAGTAGGCTCCTTTTCCACCTCGTAGTCTTTCTCTTTGTTGCGAGTTTATTTTGTCTTGGTTAGCTTTTTGGTATCGCGCTCTGGCAGTTTTGTCTTTTTCTGGATTATTTTCTTGCCAGTCCTTCCCCTTCCGATCCATACACGGCTTACAACCCCAAGTTTTACCTGTAGAAGTAGAGTTATCAGTATAAAAATCCTCTAAAGGTTTTGCTTTTTGACAGTTAGTACACCATTTTAAGCCCTCTACTATAAGTATTTCTGTTCTTAGGCTTGTGTTAGGTACTTTATTGGGGTATAGTTTTTTAAATGCCGCCGCCACTTTTTTTCTACAGCACTTTAACTCTTTTGCCACAGCACTGGCACTTGTATGTATCAGACATAAGTTTAGAAAATCCTCTTTTGAAAGAGCTATTTCTTTGGTTATAATTACAATTTCCATAATTTCTCTCCTTGGCTAATATTGTACCAAAAAGAGAAATTTTTGTCAAGAATTATTTTTTCTCTGCTTGAACTAGATTTGTACATCACATCCAAACTCCGTTAGTAACACCATAGTGTAGCATTGTGCCTACTGCACCAATCACCACAGCATACCAAACTACCAATCGTTTCTTCACTGTCCACTTCTCCCAACAAGATCTCGTTTATACACTGCTGTGGTGTTTGTGCCCATTTGCGGGCACACTAAAATAAACTCCGGTAATCCATGCTCATCACTGTTACCCGCTTCACCACAGATAAAGAATGAACCACTCTTGTCAGGTTGTGTGTGAAACCAAATCTTTTTCAGCTTGGTGAACAGTTCATGTTCTTCGTCAGTGATTTCTTTCATCACTCACCCTCCTTTTGATTTTCTCTGCTATCATTTCCGATACTAAGTCATTATTCCACCAGCCTGGCTTGTCACGATATTTCCATTCTGCGAAGTTATTTTTATCGTACATATAAAAGTTGCGGTAGGACTCAATAGCTGTGCCTTGCTTATATTTGTCTGGCATTATTTTCATTGCTAAAGCAAAAGTGGTAAACCCATGGTCTTCCATGTGTTTTGGTTCTGGCAAAGCATAGAGCATTGCAAGACTTTTGTGATCACTACCATAACGATAGTGTGCTTCGCTACCGAGAGCAAAGGCGTAGCAATTTGTCCAGAAGTAATTTTCAAGAGAGGAACGCACCCAAACACATGAAGGATGATTCTGCATGGTAGGAAGGTATGGAAAGAGTCTATCTTCCATTGGAACTTCTTTCCACTCTTTGCGAGTCTTTTGCAGAATAGCATTTTCTTCTTTAGTGATAGCACGAGGTACAAAACCGAATAGGTGATCTATCCAGAG